GCAACAGCACCTGGCCATGGACATGGATTTCGAAGGGAGCGTTGTAGTTTGACATGATTGAATCGTAATGGTGGTGCCCCGAGCCGGAACCGAGAACCCGCATGGATGCGGGGTTTTTGCTCAACATTGGGGGAAAATTGGGGGCATCGTTGGATGCTGGCGCCGTCCCTTCGCGCCACGATACCGCTATTTTCTCATGGGGCCAACCGCTGTTGGCCATTCATCAATGCCCGCCTCAAGCGCCGCGCACGCCAGCGCCACCAGCCTGCTGATCTGTATCGGCTTGCCCGTAGTGCGGCTGCGGCCCGCAACCCAATCCGCATAGGTGCCACGGCTGACGCCGAGCGCGGCGGCTGCGGTGTCGTAGGTGTAGCCCATCTTGGCCTGCCAGGCGCGGAGATCGTCGGGGATCATGCCCGGCCCGGCGCGTGGCTATACGGCTGGCCTGCCGCGTCTTCGGCGCGCACCTCTGCGATCAGGTCGTCAGCCACTGCATCACGCTCACCCCCTGCGGCCAGGTGCTGGCTGTACCAGGTGTTGATTAGCGCGGCCAGCGCGTCCTCTGGCTGCCGCATGAAAAAGCCCTCTGGCAGGCCACTTTCACGCTCGATGCGCTCAATCACGGCGGTGTCAAAAGAGACATCCCCAGTGGCTACGTCGCGCGATAGGCTCAACGAAGAGAACTCCACGCCCTGAGGTATGGAAATATTGGTCTTGTGCTCCATGGGCTGCGCCTCCACGCGCTGACAAATCCAGTCGGTGAGCCGCATCCCAGCGGCCCGGCTTTCGCGCACCCAGCGCGCCTTTGTGGCGGCGGGGACGCGCAGGTGAATCAGCGCTTCAGCCACCCGAGGCTCGCAGGCCGACAGTGAGCAGCTCGTCAAAAGTCGCCGGGCCGTAGTTGTATATGGCGTAGTCTGCATGCTCATCAAAGCGGCCCATGAGCGTCAGTGCAATGCACGCCTTGATGCTGCGCGCCCGCGCTTGGGCCTCAAAGTAGCTCGTGGCACTCGTGGTGGAGGATGGGCCGCTCAAATTGTCCGCATAAAAGGGGCTGATGATCTGCCACGATGTGCCCCTGCCCTGAATGCTTACATGGCGGCGAGCCTCACGGATGGCGGCGGTCTTGGAGATTGTTTGCATGATGTGATCCTTCAGAGGACTCCCGGAGCCGCCGGGGCGGTGCACTCGATTTCGTGTGCATGGCTTTATTATAGTGCATATTTGATACTATTCAAGCCTTTTTTGTAGGTGCAAACCCTAATCGATACGCGGCGGCGGCCCATCATCCCGGCGCGGTACTGACTGGCGCAGCGCGCGCTCCTCCATCTCCCGGCGCTCCTCGCGCAGGTCTCGCCGCAGGCGCTGGTCTTGTTGTCTTGCCGTCTTGCGGCTGCTGGTGCCTTGCTTCACGGCATCCCCACCACCTGGGCGGGCTCGATGGGGGCGGTGCAGGCCACCAGGGCGGCGCGCATCTTCAGCTCGTAGGCTTCGCGCCGATCGATCTCGGCCAGGGCGGAGCGCAGCAGCACCCAGGGCGTTGCGCCAGGTGCGAGCAGTTCGGTGGGCATGGCTGGGCGGTCGGGCACTGTCTCCTGGCACTCCACGGGCACGGGGATGTGCACGCGTGTGTACTGGGTGGTGCCGCAGCCAGCCAGGATCAGCGCGGCGATCGCTGGCAGTAGCAGGCGGGCGGAATAATTTGCGGAATATTTCGCGTTCATTTTTGCGCCCTCCCCTGCAGCCATTCGTCGCCCAGCGCCTGCATGCTGGCGCACATGTCGCCGGGCATCTTGGGCTGCAGGCCCAGGGTGTAGTCGGCACGCTGGTTCAGCCCTTGGGCTGCGGTGCTGGCTGCGGCACGTGCGGGCGCTGCGGCGGTGCGGCGTTTGTCGGCTTGTTCGCGCAGAGCTTCAGTGGCATCGCTGCAGGCGGTGGCATCGCCGCGCGCCTGGTCGCGCTGACCGATGGCTGCGGTGGTGTCGTCGCGCTGGCCCAGCCAGGCCCAGCCCAGCAAGCCATTGGCGGCCAGGCTGACGGCAAGGGCCGCCAGCAAAGGGTTGACGGCGGGCAGCATCATGGCAACTCCTGAATGCCCAGCTGGGCGCCCTTGTCGGTGATGGTGATGACGCGGTTGCTGGTCTTGTCTGGCACGCGGGTGGAGACATGCACCCATTGCTTGCCCTTGACGCCCTCCAAGATCAGCTGACCTATGCCCAGCACCGACACCAGCGGCGCCAGCGTGCGGGCGATCTGCGTGGGCGTGCCGTAGCGTGGCGCCACGATGTCGGCCGCATGGCCCTGGGTGTGGTCGCTGCTGGTGACGCCGCCCACGGCGGCATTCACTGCGCGGCTGCGGTAGCCGCTGGTCACCACCACGGGCACGCCCAGCGTGCTGCGGATGCGCTCCAGCATCTCGGCCGTGCGCACCAGGCGGGGCACCAGCTCGGGCGGTGGGGTGTTGTCCAAGAGCAGGCGCTGCGCGGTGGTGCTGGCGGTGAGTTCGGCCATGGTGAAGTGTTGCGTGAGCTGCATGGGTTAGCCTTCTTTTACACGGGTGCGAACGATGAGGACCGCAAACCCAAGCACGATGCAAACGTCTTGCAGCGTGGGGGTTTGCGTGGGCATGAGCAGGGGCGACATGCCGCCGATGCGATCCATGGGCAGCCATGGCATCAGTGGGGCCAGCACGGCGCCGGCGCCACCAAAGGCCAGGAGGAGCCAGGCCAGCGCCTTGAGCCACTCGGTGGCGCGCTCCCTGCCGGTAAGGCCTTGGCGGCATGGCGCAGTGCGCTCCAGCTTGTTGAGGGCTTCAGCCAACACCAGCAGCCCGGCGAGCCAGTGAATGACGTGCAGTGCGGTAGTCATGGCGTTGCTCCGTTCTGGCCAGCGGGCGGTGTGGCGGCTGCCCCGCTCAGGCGCTTGATGGCGAACATCAACACCTGCTGCGCGCCACCGCCCACGGCAAAGGCACCGCCCAGCAGCAGCGCCTCGGGCAGCTGCGCCACCAGCATGGCCAGGGGCGTGAGGTAGCCCGCGGTCAAGCTGCTGGCGCAAGCCACTGCCAGGCGGCGCCAGGTGGTGCGCGCCAGCTGCTGCCAGGTGTCGCCCGTGCCGGGCACGGTGTTGAGCAGGATGATGGCCACCAGGCTGCCAGCAAACCCTGCGATCAGCAGATCTGCACGCAAGCCCAGCGGCACACCGAAGGCCGTGATGGCCGATGTGGCGCCGGCATACACGGCCACCGTTGCGATGCCTGCGGCGGTCGATGTGGGCTCAGGCATCGTGGGTTTCTCCAGGCGTAAAAAAACCCGCCTGGGCGGGTTGGGTGGTGGGTTGGCTGGGTCGGGATAACGCCGCCCACAAGCTGCACGGGTCGCGCCGACCCAGCGCCCATGCAGCGCCCACGGTTGGGCTGATGATGATGATGATGACGGCGTAGGGGCCGATGATGCTGGCCAGTGCGGGGCCAAAAAGCACCCCGGCCAGCGCGATGGCGACGCTCACGGGGTCGAGTTGGGATGTGTTCAATGGGGCCTTTTTGTGGGCGTAAAAAAACCGGCTAGACCGGGCGGTGTAGTGTGGGCAGCGCTTTTCGCAAGGTGCCCATTTCTGCTTGGTGCGCGGCCTGCTGGTTTTACAGCTTCACGCGCATGGCGGCAAAGCTGACAAATGCGCCTGTGGATTAATTAATTTCATACTTGCCGTCCGGGTATGCAGTCACAAGCCGCGTGACACCGCCTATTTTCAGAGCTGCAGCAGTGTCTACGGCGGCTGTCGTCGGGGTGCTGTCGAAGAAGTGAAAGCCGCCGCGCCATTCATAGCTTGCGCCTGCTGCGAGTACAGCGGACGCGGACGCAACAATCGCGTGATAGAACTTCCCACGGTCCGCGCCAGGCCCGCGAATGTATGGAGAAGATGCTCCAACATAGCTTCCATCTCCGGCACCATACGTGCGGTCAACCCACGTAGCCATCGTTCCATTTCCAGACGTGTTCAGCAGGCACCAGGCATCCGGGTAATCGACCTTGTTGCCGCTGGAAAGGCTTGTATCGGTCGGCACCCGCGCAGTGTTTTGACCTCCGAGCATTAGCTGCGTTGTAGCGAATCCGTTGAAGGCGGCCTGCGGCCCGTTGTCTGTGGTCACCGTGATTGCCTCGCGCGCCGTGACACGGCAACTGAGGTCAATCCCTGCACCGCTCATGGCCGCGTTAAACGACTGACGCAGCGGATAGCGCGGGAACGTAATGGTGTTGTAGGCGGCTATCTCATTGATGATTTGAGCGCTAACCACCTCGGCAAACCCGGATGCGTTTGATGTGGTCGGCAGCAGCTGGCCGTCCGCGTAGACGAGGAATAGCACGTTGCGTGCAGTTTGTCCCCCTCCGGCGTCTCCGTCAGCCCCGTGGTTGCCCCCTGTGTAGATGGCGCTTGCTCCGTCGCCGCCTGCGTCTGCTTTAAAAACCAACGGCGGGAAGTAATCCGTCGATGTGGTGGACAGCAGCGTCCACGCTGCAGCAGTAATGTCAGCCGTGGCCGGTGCCCGGTAAATGTCAATGATATTTGGCAGGCCGTTGTAGCCGTTGACGCCGACTCCAACTTTGTAAAAGTAAGCGCCCGAGCGGTACGCATAACGCACCACTTTTGCAACATATTCCCACTCGTAATAGACGCCTGTGGCAGATGCTGCGCCGGACGAACCGGACGCTCCGGGGAAATATCGGCTCTTGTCGATAACCCATGACAACCCAGGGTGGCCAGGATTTGCAGCCAAAATCCAGACGCCTGTGGAGGATGTGATTTTGCTGGCGTCCAGCGTAATTCGGAATTTGAGGCCAGGGCGCTCAGCAATTGGCACCACCAGAGTCTGCACCCCTCCACCCATGCGGATAGTGCCCGCTGGGGTTGTGTAGTTGAGCAGTCTCACCGCCACAGCTGCGGTGCTGTACGTTGCTTCTTCGTACTCTTCGATAATGAATCCCACCGTCAGCTTGTCGCCTGTTTCGGGCTCAGTGTTCATGTATCCGAGCCGGTAGAGCTTGCCCTCTGCAGCGCCAAAAATAGCGCAGTCCAGAACCACATCCAGCATCCCGCTGTTGTCTGCAGACACTGCGCCGTCCCTGGGAAACGCTTTGGTGAACGGAAGCACGCGGCCAGAGTTAATCGTTAGTGCATCTGCAGCAGTGGCGTCTTTTGTGACGACAGGGAAGTAACATGACGGGTCAATGATCCATGAGTAACCCTGAGTTACGTTGATATTATTGAGCGCCACGTAAGTGCCAGCCGGAGGCATGGCGGCGCAATCCACAGTGATGACAAACGTCAGGTCGGTGCGATTTTTCGGCACCACTGTGAAGGTTTGTATTCCGCCTTTTTCCAGGTTGTAGTCTGCTGGGGCGTCGTTGTAATGGTGGATGTTGACAAGTGTGCCGGTGCTAGCGTATGTCGATGCATCTGCTTCTTCCAGCGAGATTCCATTGTCGCTGTCGCCGCCAATCGTCGCGCCGTTCTGAAAATACCCTATCTTGTAAAACTTCCCGGCCATCTGACTGGCTGGCCCAATGACTTTTACATCAAGCAGAAATTTCTGCGGGTAGGCGGACGGAGGGGAAATGACGCCAGCGCGAGAAACCGCCTTCAGCGGGTAATCTTTCCCGGCATTGACGCGGATTGAATCAAGGCGCGAAACATCTGCAGCAGACGCTGGCTGCAGAGACGATTTTGCCCAACTTGTGCCGCCCCAGTTGTAGTAGCCGTTTAGCGCGTCGGTGTCATTGACCACAGTTGCCCACACCTGCCCGAGCGGCGGGGCGCCGGACGCCACCAGGGCGCCGTGCGTCAGAAATTGAGACGACACCATCCTGGCGATTGCGCCCGCAACAGTAGGGCGCAGCACTCCACGGCGGTCTATCCAGGATAGCGTGGTGGCCGAGTTGATCGCAACATCCAGATTTTCGGCGTTGTCATACAGGTCTTTTGCGGCGGCAGAGCCGACAGGGTTACCGGTGTTGTATGTGGTCATGGGGCCTCTTGAAAACAAAAAGGCCCGCGCAATGGCGGGCCTTGGTGGGGCGAAAGAAAACCCGCGCTAGGCGGGTGGCTGGTTACGGTGGCAGGTTGTCGTCGTCGGCAAAAATGCGGGCGTCGTAGTTGACGGCCTGAATCTCCACGCTGTGCTCGCTCTGCGGCTTCACCGCCTTGACGATGGCCGGGAAGGCCCACTCTTCGAGCGTGCCGAAATACAGGTGCGGCGGCTCCATGGCCAGCGTGGGCGTGGGCATGGGGGCTGTGCCTGCGACTTGCAGCACGTTGTCATCGATGCGCGTGGCGGCGTAGGGGCCTGACAGGCTGCCGTTGGGGTTGCGCCATGCAATCACATGGCTGCGCCCGTCTTGCCAGGCCAGGGGCTCGCTGCTTGTGATCTCGCGCCCTTGCACGCCCACCACGATGGCGGACTGGCCGAAATCGGGCACATCGGGCACCAGCGGCACGTAGTCGCCATACCGCGCCACCAGGCCGTCCAGCTCGGTCGAGAGTGTGTAGGCCCATCGCCGGTACACCATTTCACGCGCGGCGCGCATGCCGATGCGCCATGCGCGCGTTTTGCTGGTAACGCCGGGCAACTTGATTTTTTGCAGCTTCACTCCCAGGCTACCGGGCAGCTTGCAATCCACGGTTTTGGGTGCAAAGTTTTCCGCCGCATCGTTGTATTCCACTTGCACGCCATCGTTGTCGTCGGGGCGGCGCGTGGTGAAGGTGCGCGTGATCTCGCTGGTGGTGTTCTGCGCGCTGAATGGCGGGCCATCGTAGGCCGTGCGCACGCCTTCGCGCACGGGAGTCAGCAGGCCATCGGCCAGCGTCAGGTCGGCCATGCCAGCGGCCAGGCACACCTCAAGAGCACTGCGCACGGTGGTCAAGTCGAATACGTTGTCGAGTGTTTCGCCACGGGCTGTCCAGATGTCATGCAGGCGCTTGAGTTCACTCATATCGATCTGCGCGTCGGTGTAGCCCACGCTGTTGACGATGTACCGAAAAAATGCCGACACATCGCGCGTAGGCTGTGGCGCGCTCCAAGATCCATCTGCAAGCAACGTTGGAAGCAGCCTCGTGGCCAGCACGTTGATGCGGTTTTCTGAGCTGGCGCCAATGTCTCCCAGTCCCTTGATGCGCACGGCAATGGTTGTCCACCCTGCATAGCTGGTGGGGCTTGGCAGCAGGGTGCGTAGGCCGTACCACTGCACCTTGTCATTCGTGCGCGTATCGGCCTGCGCTGCGGTAGTGCGGCGCAAGCGGAACTCGCGGCGGCTGCTGCCTGCCACTGTGACGCGCTCGGTGTACCCGATCTGGTCTAGCGTGGCGGCGGAATAGGTTTTGCTGGCACTGACCCATGCGGGCGAACCCACTTCACGGTGCTGCAACTCAACTTGCACGCCGCGCGCCTGCAGGTCGCCGTTGTCTGCGATGGTGCTCAGGCCAGACGGGAAGAAAAGATCGTATTCAAACGTAGTGCTGGCCTCACCCACCGGGCAGGCCACATAAGGCCCGGCCCACTTGCCGTACACGCTACCACCAACCACGGCCAGCTCAGAGTATTCAACCGACCACGCACCCAACGGGAATTCCAGCCATGTTGGATCAGGCGCCCATGCGTCGCCAAAGCCATACAGCGCTTGCACGGTGGCCGCATTGCCGGTGATCGCGGTCACGCTGTAACGGCGGTTGGGGTAGCGGAACTTGATGTCACGGGTTCCTTCGGTCGTCACGAAATCGGAGTATGTGATGACCTCGCCCATGGTTTCGTTCTGAAACGTCACCTGCCTTGCGCCAGCCACACCGCCCACGGTTTTAACGATCAGCTCAAACGCCGCGCCGCCGTCTTTCACAGAGACCCGCGCGCCCACCCCCAGCGGCTCCAGCTCGGTGAATGCGCCACTGAACTGGCTGATGCTGGTGGGGTATTCGCCAGCCACAACAAGCGTTGTGACCGTGTATGTCTCAGGCAAGAATACGGAGAGATGCGTGCCTAAGCCAATGCCCTCTGACCAGCCGTTGCTGGCTGTAATGGTTTTGCCCGAGAACACCAATGACCCGGTGGGCAGTTGCGCGCCAGCCACCACGTCCGAACTCAGCTCAAGCCCTGCCGTGCCCGCCGATGTGCCACCCACTTCGGGTGCGGTGTACCAGTTTTCGTGCATGCCGTGGGCCGCCACGTAGGCGCCGGGGGCGTAGAGATGGAACTCGGCACCGGTCAGCCCGGCCAGGGCGGTGTTGCCGATCTTGACGCTGTTTCCGTCCACCGCGTATTGCCCAGGGCCAATGCACAGCAGTGTTTCCATGTACTGGGTGCGGGCGTCGGCAAAGTACCGGCGCGGGGGCGTGAGGTAGTCGGGGTAACGCAGGTAAGTGCCTGCAAGCTCTGGCACCACGTCGTTGAGCTTTGCCACGTTGCCCGTGGCGTCTGCGGTCTGCAGGTTCTTGCCCTGCGGCGTGTTGTTACGGCCAGGAATTTTTGGACGCATCAGCAGCGAAATGCCAACAATGGCGACCGCTGCGATGTATAGCCATGTGAAGGGGTCGAAGCCGTGCGGCACCACGCGCAGTTGCACGCGGCTGTGAGTTACGGTGGTGGCATCCCACCCAGCGGGCGCAACTTGGGCGCCGTCCACGAATGCGGCGATGGGCTGGTCTTGCAGGCCCTCAAAAGCGATGCCCTGCGCACGCATGAAGTCGCCCAGCGTGCCAACCCATTCATGCACCTCGGTCGGGTCTTGAGACACAGCGTCGGCGTAGATCTCAATCGTCATAAAACACAACCTTTGTGAAGCTGGCGGCAAAACCCGCCAGCGTGTGCAGCCGTGGGCCTGCGCCCACGTTCGTATCAAGCACCCTCAATCGGCCATCGATGTCCACCACGATGCCGACATGCGGGCAAGTTCTGCCCTGCCAGGCCGTGGCGATGGCGCCGGGGCGTGGATCGCAGGGCGCAAAGCCAGCAGCACTGGCAGCGCGCACCACCTCTTTCGTCATGGCCCGCACATCGCCTGATGCCACCTCGCAAAACGCGGGCAGCAGCGGCCTGCCGAACAAGTGCAGGCGGGCGAGCCGCACTTGACCCCAGCAGTCGAGCGCCTGCGGCCCCCTGGCGTTGCGCTCGTAGGGCACGCGCAGCAGTTCATCCAGCGTCATAGGTGCTTGGTGCCGGGCGCCTTGTCCACGGTGTAGCGCTCGCGCGGCCAGGCAAAGTTGAGCATGTCGAAATATTGCGCCTCCACCTGCACACTGAGCGCGCTGCATTCGCCGCCCACAATCACCATGGTGATGGGCGTGCGCGCGGGCGTGGCCTTGTCCGCCTCTAGATACTCGGTGTAGGTGAGGTACACCACAGAATCGGCCTCGATGGCGGTCTGGATGATCTTTTGTGCACGCGAGTCCACAAGGGCAATGGCGAAGTTGATCTTTTGCTGGCCGCTGGCGTCTTTGTCTGGCAACTTGTAGCTGATCTGGCAGGGCTCGTGCAGCACGCCGCCAAGGGTGTGCTCTACAAAGTCATGCACCAGGTTCAGGGGCGTGATGCCGTCGCCATGGATGCGGAATGAGCGCAGGATCAGCGCATCGGCCGGGGCGCTGGCGTAGGCCACCTTGAGCAATTCTGAGGTTGCCATGATTTACGCCTCCGGCCACTTGCGGTTTGCAGCGATGTCGAGTATGTCTGCATGGATCAGGTAATCAGGCAGCAGGCCCCAGCCAGCAGGAGCCAATGGGCGCTCCCATATTTCCAGCGCAGCGGATACCTTCCACCGGTCGCGCCCCACCAGGTCAGGACCGGCGTACATGTCTTGAAACCGGCACACCAGGGCGGTGGCACCGAGCGGCGTGCGCGATTCCATATTGAACCAGGCGGCGCCGTCTGCCAGCGCATCCCGGAACCACGCTTCAAACGCGGTGCACTGGCCTTGTGTGAAGTACCACGCAAACTGCTGCGTGCTGGGCACGCTGCTGAACTTGCGCCGCTGTCGGGCGCGGCCCGAGTCCATCGTCGTGCGCGTGAACGGCGTGGCGTGCTGGGTGCTGTGCCCTTCGCGCAGGGCGCAGGGCAGGCCAGCAGGCCAGTTGATGGTGGTGGTGATGGCCATGGATCAGCGCCCCGCGCGGCTCAGGCCATACGCGCCTTGGAGCGCCTCGGCAGCATCGCCGCCGCTGCGGATGTTGCGCACGAACACGTTGATGATCTGGCGGTCCATGTCGTCGGTTTTTTGTTCCACTTTGCCCGCCTTGCTGTTGTCTTCGATGATGTTGACGATGGCCGGTGCCGACTTGCTTTCGCCGCTGTACCCAGGCTGCGCTGCGCTGACGTAGCCGCCATCGGCATAGCCGGTGTGTAGCGACGCGCGAAACGCCTCAAAAGCGGACGGCCCGCCCATGGCGCCGATGTCGCGCTGGCTGAGCACGCCTTCGCCTTTGTGCACCAGGCCTGCCACGTCAAATTTGCCGCCCGCACCGGTGTAGCCGCCGTCTGCAAAACCGGCCAGCGCCATGCCTTGGCTCAGTGCAACAGTGCTGGCAATGCCCAGGCTGGCCGGTGCCGCATTGGCACCGAAAGATGCGAGAGACGCCATGGCTGCCGCAGGTGCCCACGCTGCTGCCGTTGCAGAGCCTGCTGCTACCGCAGTGGCTACGCCAGCTGCCTGTAGCGTGTCGCCCAGCAGCTTGTGCAACACCATCTGCGTGCCCATCTTGATCAGCATGCGCAGCACGTCTTCAGCGATGCCGGAGAACAGCCCTTGCATATCCAGCTTGCCGGTCTTGACGAACTCAACCAAGGTGTTTTCCATCGCTCCAAAGGCATCTACCACAAGCTGCTGTGTCTGACCGTACACATCTCGAGAACTCTCCATGTAGCTCTGAAGGCCAGCCATGGCACCGGCCTGCCAGTCTTCTTCCTTCAGGCGCTTTTGCGCGATGTATTCGTCATACATAGCGAGTTCTTGCGCCAGCGCCTCTTTCGTCAGCTCTAGCCGCTCGGCATACTGGGCGTTGATGCGCTCCACATCGCTGTCAGAACCAGCGCCCGCAATCGCGTTGGCCTGATCCTGGCGCATCTTGTCCATCTTCTGCTGGTACTGGTCCTGCAGGCCGATGCGCTCGCGCATTTCAGCGACGGCCTTGGCGCCCAGGCCATAGCCTGCCAGCTCCAGCGCGTACTGGTTTTGTTTGCCGAGCAGAACGTCTTGCACTTCATACAGCGCGTTCTGGCGTTCGATCTGTGCGGCCTTGGTCTTCTCGGACTCTTTGGCCATGTCGATCGCCGTCACCAGGCCGATGGCCTTATCCATCTGGCCTTCTGATAGATTCAAGCCCTTGAGCTGCAGGTCAAAGAACAGTTGTTCGTAGGCTGTTTTTTCCTGAATTTTGAACGCCTGCGCCTGCAGTTGCTGGACAAACTTTTCTGCCGCGTCCGCGTCTTTTTCGGCCTGGCTTTTGCCGGTGCTGCCGCTCTTACCGCCGCGTGCGCCACTGCCGCCGTCTTTGAGGTTGATGCTGCCGACAGTGCGCGGTGTGAGGTCGGGGGCGATGGCCGCGGCAGAAGATGGGGCGGGAGATTGCAGGTCGGCAAAGTCCTTGAGTGCCTGCGATGCTTGCATCGCCTTGCCAGACACTTCGGTGATCTTCTTGCGCACGTTGTTCAACATGCGCTGCATGTTTTTGTCGTCTGGATCGCGCCGCAGCGCTTCCTGAAACCGTTCTGCCTTTGATGTCAGCTCAGTGAGCTGGTACGAATAATCCTGCGCGCCGGTTTTGAGTTTCCCGAATTCGTCGGTTCCCATGATGACCGACAGCTTGTTCTTTGTATTGATGAACGCAACCAAGTTGGCAGTTCCCCGGATGACTGCCGTGGACAGGTCCGTCATCCATGAAATCATGGTCTGAAAGGCCGCACGGGTCTGCTCATCAGACAGCGCAGCGTTCATATCCTCCATGCTCTTCTTCATCTGCGCCATGCTGCCGCTGTCGCCTGTCAGCAAGTCATTGATGGTGTTTTGCAGCGCCGTCAACGCGCCGCCGAACGTGTCGCGCGCAGCTGCTGCCGCGCCGCCATAGCTTTCGTTCAGCGAGTCGAGCACCATTTGCTGCGCCTGGGCAATCTGGCCGGTACGCTCCAGCTCGCGCGCCACTTCGATTTGCGATTCGGAGAACTTGAAACCCTGCTTTTGCAGCGATGCCATGCCCACACTGGGCACATCGAGGGCGCGGCCCATGATCTCGGCCGATGCCTGGATGGTGGAGCCGGTGCGCGCAGCGTGGTCGGCTGCGGCCTGCAGTGCGGCTGGCAGCTTGTCGCCCACGATGTTGGTGAAAGCCAGCAGCACGGTTTGCGCGCTGTTGACGTCGCCAGCAGCCACGCCGAGCGATTGCTGCATGGCGTCTGCCATCTGGTTCAGGCGCTCCTGGCTGTAGCCTGCGGCGTTGCCTGTGGACTTGAGCACGGCCTGCAGTTGCGCCTGTTCCTGTTCGGCCTGTTTGGTTTCGGCAATGAACTTCTGGAATACCGCGCCCACGGCGATGCTAGAGAACACCGCGCCAATGGCCGTGCCCACATTGGCCCAGGCTTCCTCTGTCTCCTTCGCTCGTTTGCGTGCGGCTGCAGAGATTTCCCGGCCCTTTCGGTCTGCAGTGCGGGCGGCGCGGTCCATGCCCTGCTCGAAGCCGCCGATCTTGGCGATAAGGTCGAGCGTAAGGGTGCCCAGGCTTCTTGATGCCATGTCGATTGCCCATAAAAAAACCCGCTCGAAAGCGGGTCGGGTGGTTTACGTCTGCGGCTATTCTTTTGACAGCCATTCATAGCCGCGCGCACCGAGAATCAGTAGCAGCCCCGGTATCCAGGTCGCTTTGAAGGTGCTGAAATCGCTGGCCATGCAGCCGAACATGCCGATGCTCAAAAGCACGACAGCGAATATTTGCACGATGCGCGTGATGCGGATTCCGGTTTTCATGGCAGCTCCAAAAATGAAGCCGACATGTTATCGAATCGGCGTGCCGTCCATGTAGCTAGTCGGTGCCGGCATGTCCTGCGGATCGTCCACTTCGCCCATCAGGCCGCGAATCGTCTCGGCCTGCGCTTGTATCGTCTTCGCCTGCGCCGCTACTGTCTCCAGCAGCAGGCGCACCGAATCGTTGTTTGAATCGCTCATACGCGAGTTCGCTCCATTGTTTGAGCCATGCGCGCCGCTCTGCGCAGCCTTTACAGCTCATCGCCATTCCTTCATGGCCCTGTCCAGCGCGGCTTCTTCGTCTGCGGTGCGCTGGGGCAGGTAGTCGGACAACTGGCCGCGCCCGCCGTTGGCAAAGTAGGCCGTCAGCCCTGCGCCCTGCTCTATGCGCAGGCCCAGGTTCAACCCGCCATGCTTGCGCCGGTATTGCACCCAGGTTTGCAGTTCGTCTTGCGCCATGCGTTCTTTGGCCTCCGCGATGGTGGCGCCGCCGATGCCGTTAAGCACCAGCTCGCACCACAGTTCGTCGTCGGCCGTCAGGCTTTTGGGGCGCCGACATCCTTCACGGCTTGCACCAGCGCGAAAGCCAGGCTGGGATCGAGCTGGTAGGCCTGTTCGTAGCTCAGGGCTTCTTGCTCTTCACCCAGCAAGATGCATTCGCTCAGCATCTTGGCTGACTTGCTGCGATCTTCTCCCAGCATTGCCACACGCTCCAGGGTGCCAAACGAGCGGCGGCGCACCCACACGTCGAACGTGGTGGTGATCTCTTCGCCCGCCGCATTGGGGCGCGCCCAGGTGACGGATGTTTTGACGGGCGCGGCCTCCACAAAGGCGCCCGCTGCCTGCAACTGGGCGAGGTTCATACCTTGGGCACCCAGGCCGAACCGCCGCTGCGCTGAATGGCGACAGCGGTGGACACCACGGCATTGCCTGCGAAGTCGAACGGGAAGTCGCTCACGTAGCCCTGGAAGGTGAACCAGGTGCGCGTGGCGGGCAGGGTGAAGTCGGTGCCACCCACGGCAATGGTAGGTGGAACGCCCACGCCATCGCTCCAACCGATGGCCCACTTGATGGGGGTGGCATCGTCGGACTCGCTCAACTGGTGCAAGCGCACATGGCTTGCATTGCGCGGGTCTGCGTTGATGGTCAGGCTGGCCTGGCCTGGCGTGCGCAGGCCGCGCAGGTAGCTGCGGGCGTTGGTTTCTTCCAGGCAGGTGTCTTCGATCTGCTCAGCGGGCGAGCCGCCTGGGTTGAAGGCGGTGGCGCATTCAACGTTCAGAATCTCGAACACAGCGGGGTCGGCAACGGTGGGCACCAGCGCATAGACCTGGGTGCCTTGGGTAAGCATGCTCATGGGACGTTTTCCTTTCGGATGAAAAAACCCGCCAGGTGGCGGGCGGGTTGAAAAGCGGTGAAGGGCTAGCGCTGGACGATCCAGTCAAGCCTGAATGTGGCGCGCCAGCGCCCGGTGGCGGCATCGCGCGTGGTGCCAAGCCACAGCGTGATGTGCGCGTGCGGCTCGATGGCATCGCGCAGGGCCAGGATGGCGGCGGCTGCGCTGTCGGTGTCTGCTGCATACACATCCACCTGCACTGTGCACACGTCTGCATCGGGCAGGTTGCCCAGGTAGTTCTCGGGCGCGCCGCCCACCGTTTGCCATACGGCATAGGGCAGCGCCACGTCTTGCGGTGCACCACCGAACGGAAAGAACCGGACGGGCGCCGTGCCCAGCGCGGCACGCGCGGCAGCGCTGGCGGCCACGGGCGGGAAGATGGGCGGCATCATGGGAGCTTGTCCAGTCGCTTAGTGGCCTCTGCTGCGAACGTGGAGACGGCGGCGTCAATGTTGCCCGTGAGGGCTGGCAGCATGAAAGGCGTGGCGCGCATCGTTTCCGTGCCCAGCTCCAGCAGGTGCCAGTGCGGCGTGGGGCCTTTATCGCCTTCGTCGGGGTTGCCCTTGGGAATCGCGCCCTTGGGGTTGGCCACGCCGATGCGGTACATCACATCGCCCGTGGCCTTGTAGGTCTTGCTGCCAAAACGCGCCTGGATATTGCTGGCAATCTTGCGGCCCGTGGCCGGATCGTCGTGCCGCATGGCGTTGGCTTTGGCGGCCTTCACCACCAGCGTGGCCGACTTGCGCAGCGCACCCATCACCACCTTTTTGCGCACATCGTTGGGCAGAGCCTTGATGCGGTCGATGGCCTTTTCCATGCCCTTGAGATCAAATTGCGTCATGAGGCAACTCCGCGCATGGCAGCGTTAGGTATTCGCGCCCGCTGTCTTTGTCGGCCAGCACGCCGGTAATGCCGTACACCTTGCCGTCGTGCAGGATGCGCATGGCGGCGGTGATGCCGGGCCGGTAGCGCACGGTGATGCGCACAGACACGTTCGATTGCACCGCCTGCGCGGCCACGAACTCGCGCGCGCTCAGTGGTTCGACAGCGGCCCACACTGTGGCCTCGGTGACCCAGGTGGTGAGCAGCGCGCCGGTTTGCGGGTTTTGCGTTTGCTGTTTTCGCTGCAGTGCGATGCGGTGGCGCAGGTTGCCGGCTTTTAGCATGCTAGACCCCCATTCCTTTGCGGTAGGGCGCAATGAGTGCGCGGGCGCCGGTGGGCAGCTGCACAGGGGCGCCGGTGGTCACGTCTTCGCGGTTGGCGTAGAGGTGGCCCACGATGAGCAGGATGGCAGAGCGCACCAGGTCGTTGACCACCATGGGCGGGGTGTCCCACACGGTGCCGGCGGCGATGGCGTCGTCCAGCGCCTGCTGGGTGTCGAAGATGGTGCGGCCTGCGTATTCCTGCGCCAGCAGCTCGGCGGCGTTGACCTTGAGCTGCAAGTCGGCATCGTCAGGCACGCCCTGGGCGCGCAGGTGCTCGCGCGCCTGGTCAAGCGTGAGCAGCGGCATCGGGCTTACCAGCCGGGGCGGCTGGGTCTGCGGCTGGTGCGGGCTCGGCTTCTACCGCAGGAGGTGTGGCCGGGTCGGTGGCGGCGTCGGGGGCCGGTGCCGTGGTTGGCGCTGTAGCGTCGGCTGCGGCCTTGTTGTCGGGGGCCGGTGCCGTGGTTGGCGCTGTAGCGTCGGCTGCGGCCTTATTGTCGGTCTCGGGGGCCTTCTTGTTGCTGAGCGCGCGGGCGGCGCGCAGCGTGCGCTGGGCTGGCGCTTGCTGCTCTGCCTGGGGCGGCGAGGCTCCGCGCACCAGGCCATGGGCGGCCAGGGCGGTGAAGGTGGGGGGCGAGAACTCGGCCTCTTCGCCGCGCCGCAGGTTGAGCGGGCCATGCGTGAAGGCCGCGAGGGCTATGGCTTTGATCATGGGGATGGTCCTGAAATGTGGGATCGGTATGCGCCCAGCGCCGGGGGTGGCACTGGGCGCGTGCTGGCCTCAAGTGCCAGGATCAGGGAGGCGTGAGGTCGCCCTTGACGAAGGCTTCGGGACGGTACAAGGCCATGGCCAGGCGCTCTTCGCCACGGATGGTGATCATGTTCTTCACGAAGTCGTCTTCGTTCTGCGTGGCCACCACCACGTTGGCTTGCTCGCGGTCGAACACCTGCGCGCCCAGCTGGAAGGCGCCCACCAGGAATTCGTCTGCCGTCATGGCCGGGGTGGTGACCACGGGGCGGCCCCACAGGCCGGGCTGGGCCAGGCTTTGCGGGTTGGCGAAGATGTAGGCGCCGGTGGTGTCCTTGAGCAGCTCGATGGCGGCCCAGTCGCTGGGGTGCAGCACGATGCCGGTGCTGGGGTATTCGGCCAGCTCGGCCTGCAGCAGCGCCAGGCGCAGGATGTCGATGCGCGTGGCGCCGGCCACCACGATGGGGGCCACGTAGGCGGTGGCGCCGGTGCGGATGCCCAAGATGTTGTTGCCCACACCCGAGCCGTTGAGCAGCTGGGCTTCTTCGGCCAGCTCCATGCCGTAGCGCAGGCGGCCGTCGATCTGGCTTTGCAGCTGGGCGAAGTCGTCGAGGATCTGCTTGGTGGCCTTGATGAAGTGCGCGATGGTGACTACGTTCGCGTTCTTCAGGTCATAGGTGATGGCCGATTCGGGCTTGCGCACGTTCTCGGCCACGGTGGCAGCGGCGTTGGTGAAGCCGGTTTCCTGCAAGTACTGGATGACGTTGCTTTCGGTGCGGCCGGGGGTGAGCAGCTGGCGCACCGTCATACGGCGCATAGGTGAGGCCTGCACTCCTGCAAGGCGATCAGGGGCGATGCCGTCGCCACCGCTGGCGGCATCGCTGGTGATGGCCTTGACGCCGAAGGCATAGGCGTCGCGCGAGGTCTTCATGCCGCCGCCGGCGTGCCAGGACTTGTAGCCTTCGGATTCAATGAACTGGGCGCCGATGGATTTGATTTCAGCATCGGCCATGCCGCCACGGCGGTCGGCCTTTTGCTCGACTTCTTGCAGGCGGGCCTGCAGCTCGCCTTGCTTGACCAGCAGTTCATCAACTTTGCCTTTGGTCTCGGCCGACAGGGCGCCGGCGTTTTTGGCTTCTTTCAGGGCCAGCTCACCAGCGGACTTGACTTCGTCGCCGATGCGTTTGAGTTCGCGGGTGATGGCTTCGGGGTTGATGTTGTCGACCTCACCAGCCAGGGCCAGCATGCCGATGGCTGCGAAAACGTCGGGGTAGGCTGCGACGATGCCGGCGACATCCAGGCCAACAGCCTGGGCGCCGATGGACACAGCAGCCAGGGCGCAGGCGGCCAGGGCGATAAGGGTGCGGGAAGTTTTCATGGGGTACTTTCTAAAAAAAGTGAAGGGATTTAGAAACGCAGGGATTGCAGGGATTGCAGGAGGCTGGGCACGCTGGCGGGATCGGACTCGCTCCGCTCCATCAGGTGCTTGTAGCCACGCCCGGCAATGGCCGTGGCTTGGCTTTTCGAGAACCCTGCCTCGCGCAGGAAACCCTCGAATTCGGTGAGGCTCAGCACATCGCCACGCACGATGCGCGACTTGACGGACTCGACCCGGGCGGCATCGTTGGCCGGGAAGGTGACCAGGCTGGTTTCTTCCAGGTCCACCGCTGTCAGGGTGCGGATGCGGTCCTTTTCGTTCCAGCTTTCGCCGGTGACGTAGTAGCCGATGGACAGGCCGGTGACGGCCCCCGCCTTCATGAGGGCGTGTGCCTCGCGGGCTTGCACCACGTCGTCGACCAGCAGGCGGCCTTCCAGGTACAGGCCGGTGCCGTCTTCTTTGGCCAGCTCGTACACGCCCAGCGGCTGGTCGCTGCGGTGCTGCCACAGCACGGGCAGCTTGCGGCCCTTGGCGCTGCGTGCGGCCAGGCTGGCAGCGAAGGCGCCGGGGGCGACGATTTCGCGGTAGCTATCGACCACGCCGAAGACGCTGCCGTAGCCAGAAAAAAAGCCGTCTTTCTCGACGGCCTTGATTTCAAAGTGAAAGTCGCGCGACTTCATCGCTTGCGCGTGTTTGTGTTTCATGGCTTGGGGTCCTTGTCTGTGATGCCGAGAAATGTGCGCAGCGCATCTTGCGCAGCGGCGCCGCCGGCGTTGACGCCCAGCANGTCAATGGGCAGCAGGTTGGACTGCACGGTGAGCACGTTGGCGTTGCCGCCCATGAGNGGCAGGTTNTCCAGGCGGCGCACGTCGTCGCGGGTCATCACGCCGTTTTGCACCATCTGGCTNTAGAAGGCNGANCGGGCGGCGCTGTCGCCGCGCAGCAAGCCTTCGAGCGCCCATTCGGCGCTGTGCGTGATGCGCTCGACCGGGGTGAGCAGGTTGCGGCGNATNGATTGCTCGATGCGCACACACCAGGGCCGCAGCACNAAGNTGATGAAGCCNATCATTTGCTGCTCGATGCCGGTGCCCCAGCTGGTGCTCTTCTCGCTGTGGCCTACCATGAAGGGTGGCACGCGGAACCAGCGACACACCTCCTCCACGTTGAAGCCGCGCGTGGCCAGCAGCTCGGCGTCCTGCGGGTTCATGTTGAGCTGCTGGTAGCCCATGCCCATCTCCAGCACCATGACGCCCCCGGCGTCGCTGACCTTCTTGACGTGCTGTCGAATGTCTTCGCGCTGGTCTGGCTTGAGCACGGTCGCGCCCGTGGTGACCAGGCCGCTGCTCTTCATGCCGCTGCTGAAGGTGTGGGCGCTGGCCTTGTCGGCGGCGATGGCGCCACCGATCACGTTGGCCCCCATGCGGATGGGCGAGACGCCCACCTGGCCATCAAGGGTGAAGGCGGGCGTGTGCCACATGGCCGCCTCGGTGATGATGCGGTCTTGCCCGGTGGCGGGGTCGTTGTACATCCATTCAATGGCGCCGGACTTGAGCAGCCGGCGGCTGACGCGCTCGGGGTTCAGGAAGTCGATGCTGGTGATGATGCCGCCCGCGCTGGTGCGCTTTTCGGCATAGGCGTTGCCCCACAGCAGCAGGCTGGCCAGGTAGGCCTGCCAGAAGTCCACCGCCGACATGTAGGCGTTGGGCTGGGTGCGCAGCAGCTGGTAGAGCTGGTGGTTGGTGGCCAGCTCTTTCGCCCCATCGGGGCGGCTGCGGTACAGGCCCATGGGCAGGGTGGAGAGCGTCTCGCTGATCAGGCGCACACAGGACCAGGCGGCACTGAGCTGCAGGGCACTGCGGGTGTTGACGGTCTGCCCCGACCAGTTGTTGCCCGCCAGCCAGGCAGACCAGAAGTCGCCATCGGTCAGGCGAATGGTCTGGCCCAACCAGTCGCCCACGGTGGCCTTGAGGCCGCGCCCCGGTGCGGCACCCAGGGCCAGCACATCACTGAGGGTTTTGTTGCGCACGGTGCAGTCCTCGCAAGATGGTGGCGGCCAGCAGCAGCAGCGGCACGGCGCCGGCAATCAGCGCCCAGCCCAGGCCGGCGAGCTGGTACACGCCAGCAATGGCCAGGCCTGCGCCGGCCAGCAAGGCCAGCAGCGCGGCGGCTTGGGGGGTGAGGTGCTTCATACGATGATGGGGTTTTTCAATGCGGCGGACAAATCAGGTTCGCCGTCCTTGTGTACACACCGGCTCAGCGCCATTACCGTGGCGACGATGCCGTCGATTCGACCTGTCAATTGGCTCTTCTTTTTGTCGGGCCGGTAGTTGCCGTTGGTGTCGAAGAGCAGCGCCACGTTCATGGCGCAGTAGCGCAGCACAGGGTTGCCACCGTGCTGCATCAGGCCGCCGTACACAATCTCTTCGAGGCTCTTGGACCCTGGGTACATTCCGCCAGTGTTCTGGGGTATCTCTACCAGGGGCACCCCAGCATCGAGCATTTCATTGCAAAGCTGCTGCGCATTCCAGCGATCAAACCCAATATCAACCACGTCAAAATCTTGCAGGGCTTGTTGCACCAGGCGGCGTACAGGGCCGTAGTCCGTTACGTCTCCCGGGGTGGCGGTCAGCCAGCCCTCTTCAACCCAGCGCTTGTAAGGCGCTGCATCGTCATGCTCTTGCGTATCGACCTTGCCTTGCGGACACCAGAACCACACCAACACGTACCACTGTTGCCCCGGCTCTTCGGGCGGGAACACCAGCGCGAAGGCGGTCAGGTCTCGGGTACTGGCCAGGTCAAGACCACCAAAGCACCGGCGGCCACGCAGCATGGCGGGGTCAAACTTCTTGCCGCCTTTGTCCCACACGTTGACGTCAAACCAACCGTTGGCGCTGTTGCACCAGATGTTCAAATCCTTGGTCAGAAAATTGACCAGCGCGCCAGGCAGTGCAGCGGCCTTGCGGGCCACGCCCCGCATATAGTCAAGCGTCTTGGACTTGCCCAACCCTGGATTGGCCTTGATCCAGTTGCGTTCGTCGAAGTGGTCGTCACCCGCATCCAGGCTGTAAACGTAGCCAAAGAATGAATCGTCCTGGCGCTTGCCTTCCAGCACCGACACCAGGTAGCCCCGCACCTCGGTGCAGATGCCGTCTAGGATGAACCCGGCGGTGGTGATGGCGGACAGCAAGGGCTGGGTACGGGCTCCGAAGGCGGACTCCATCACGTCCCACACGTCGCGCGTTTTGGCTGCGTGGAGTTCGTCGTACAGCACGGCAGACGGGTTGCGCCCGTCCTGGTTTTCGGCGTTAGACGGCAGTGGCTCGAAAACGCTGCCGTCGGTCATCTCAATCTTTTCTTGATTTAGCCCAGCGTACACCTTGAACGACCGGGCGATGCCTGGCGAGTTGCGCACCCAGCGTTTGACGTTTTCAAACGCGGGCTTGAAGACCGTCATGGCCTGGGCGCGTGTGGTGGCCATGGCGTAAACCTCTGCCCCAACTTCACCGTCCATGGAAAAAAGATAGGCCCCTTGCGGGGCCTTCCAGGTGCTCTTGCCGTTCTTGCGGGCCACCTCTTCATAGGCCCGAGTGAACCTGCGCAGGCCGGTATCGGATCTCCGCCAGCCATACAGCACAGCCGTCCAGAACTTTTGCCATGGGTCCAGAAGCATAGGCTGCCTGGCCAGCGGGCCCTTGGTGTGGACAAAAAACTTTTCGATGTAGTGGATGACGTGCCAACCGTGCACCGCGCTAAACACCAGCCCACGCGCGGCACCATCCACCAAATCCTGGTAGTGCCGCAGCACCGCCAGGTACACCAGCCGCCCGGTGAGTATCTCGCCGCGCAACACGGGCAGGCCATAGGTCACATCCCACTCCTCAAGCGCGAGCGGTGTCAGTGCCGCGATGCGCTTGCGGGTAAGGTGCCAGCGTGGTTTACGAGGTCGGCGAAGAGGTCGTCCTGCCCGGCCTTCTCGCCCGTGTCCTTTCGCACCCGTGCCAATGACGGGATTGTCAAACATGCTTTTGGAAGCCATTGGCCCAACTCCATTTTTAACCGCTTCTCATCGTCGGCCCAAGGCGTGGCAGTGGCCCAGCCGGTTTTAGAAACTTGCGTGCGCCCCTTCTTTTCGCACTCAGCGCTGGCTTTGATCCAGTCGGCAAAAGTACGGACGATGATGGCGATGGGCAGGCCCGCCGTGAGGTGCTCGATCCCCGCCTGGCGAAGCGTTTCGCAAATGTGGTTGTAGAGACCCTTCTCGTCGGCTGTGAGCCCCAGCATTGGCGGCGGCTCGGGCGATGCGGTTTCTCCAGACGGAGATGACACGCGCGCCCCGCCGACAGCTGGAAGAGCAGCGGCGAAGTTGGCTTTGTCATCCATGTCGTTACCTCTCAAACCCCCCAGGGGTAGTTTTCATTCCCCATAAATTGCCAGTTAAGCGGTCGGTGTCCGGTGGGTGGCTGTGGACTTTTTACCCGCCCCTACCCCCTGCCGCGCCGCTGGGCTCGCAGCCGCTCGGCCTCGCTTTTGATCTCGTGACAGGGGATGCACAGCACCTGCGTGTTGCTCACCTCTTCCGAACCGCCATCCATCAGCGGGACGATGTGGTCACGCTCCCATTCACCACCCAGATCTACAAGCCGGAGGCAGTGCGCGCAATGGGGGTCAGCCGCCCACAGCGCCGCGCGCAATGCCTGGCGCTGCCGACCGCCGATTCGCTTGGTCTCGGTGACCTTCTTGGCCCATGCGGGCTTGGGATGCTTGGCACAACGGCCCGAGCCATCGCGCACCAGTGCACCGCAGCCGGGATGACTGCAAGGGCGTGGGGCGGCAATGGGCATGGTGTTTGGACAAAGAAAAACCCCGACAAGCGCAAAGCCTGCCGGGGTTCCCACCGTGTGCATCGCGGGTGGAGGCGCAATACACACACAGTGCCTGTAATGTAGCGAGAAAGTCTAAGGTGTAGAACTCTCTTTTTGTCTATAGCGCTTCGGCCTTGCGGGCGGATGCTTCGGTTGCCACACGCCTGCGCTCCTGCTCTTCGGCCTTCGCATCCAGCCAGGCGGCGATGGCGTGGTCTGCCTGCTCCAGCTGCGCCTTGATGGTGGAGGGCGCGCGGCGCATGCGCAGGGCTGTAGCACTGATGCCCAGGTCTTTCAGGTAGATGCACTCCAGTGTGATGAACAGATGGCCCTTGCCGAGTTTGAGCGCCCGCACCGCTTCATCGGTCTGCGCGGCCTCTTCATCTTCCACCGGGATGGCAATGTGGTTGTACGAACCACGCGACCACACCTCACTGGCCAGCACCGACCGGGTGGCAAAGCCGAGCCCGCCACTGGCACCGCGCGATGACCAGATGGCCCAGTTCTCCAGCCGGCGCTGAATGCGTTTAAGCCGCGCCATGGGCTTCCCCTTGCGTGCGGGCCAGGCCGGTGATGGGCGCCTGGTCGGGCCAGATGCACACGTATGCACAGCCAAACTCCACCAGCGCCTTGCCCACCTCGGTCATCACCGGGTGGCCATAAAACGGCGTGCCCACCACGCGCCCACCCTCCAGCGCCCAAAAGCAACCCGGCTCACCCCGCAGGCCACGGCGCACCAGCTCAAAGGCGCCATTGCCCACCACCTCTGCCCGCGCCTTGATGGCCGCATATACGGCGGGCATGTAGTCCTTGATCTCATTGATCATGCCGCTCACATCGGCCTTTGCTGGGTTGACTGTGTCCATCTGTCCATCCTTTTTCTATGGAGGTAATAGGTAGGTGTAGCGGGTTGCGCACATGCTCGGCGGATGCGTGCCTGTGCCCGCCCGCCTTGGTGCAAGCGCTCTGGCCGTGCCCTTCAGTCCGGTAGGGCAATGCAGCAGCTTCAACCCCCTCAATAGGGATGGCAGGGCCACTGATGGCGTCCATAGAAAAACGTGGACGCCTGGACATATTTGGACGCTACCCGGTCGGGGCGCCCAGTGACGTCCCCGCAACCGCGCCGCAATGGGGGCGTGTAGCGCCCCTCAGCCCTTCGGGCACGCTGGCGCGAATCACGCCTCCCCCAGCGTTTGCGGCACGGCGCGTTTGTTGCGCCGAGACCGTTCGGTCAAAGCGGCGCATGGTCACCGTTCCTGTGTTGTTGAACCATATGCATCACAAGGCCAGGGCTCAGCCCTGCAACGCCTCAAGGTGCGCCTGCATGCGTGCCATGCGGCGCGCATAGGCAAATGCCATCACTTCCTCAGGGGCGGCGTAATGCACGACACCCTGCACGTCCCAGTCGTGCACGTAGTCCGGGCCGTGCTCGCCGCCGCTCTGGGTGTGGCCTGCCAGCTCCCACAGCAAATAGTCCCGGCACGTCTCTGCCAGCTCGCGCCCCATGGAATTGGCCTTCTGGTTCACCACCCGCTGCTGGTGCCGGTTCAGGTGCGGCAAGCCGCGTTGCTGGGCAAACTTCTCCAACAGCTTCGAGCCCAGGAACCCCGGGCGCTGATAGCCGCCCGTTTTGCGGATGGAGGGCAGCACCTCGCTGGTGACCCACCGCTTGAAGCGCTTGGCCTCGGGCTTGGTGCTGCCGAAGATCAGCGCGTACATGCCGGATTCATTGATGTGGGCGACAGACTGCCGACCGCCTGGCGTAAGGGCGTCCAGTTTCTGGACATCCTCTGAGTCCACATGAGAATCCAATGCTTGGCGCGGGTTACCAAATCCGAGCACGACGCACACATCATTCGCGCAGAACCAAGGGCTTCCAGCCTCATCTGTGACAACACGGATGGACTTGTTTTCAAAATTGAATGGGGACAGTTGATTCATCGATCGCTCCGGTTGAGGTTAAGAGATGGCGTCCAGTTTCTGGACGCCACTTGCACAACTGCCCGTTGCTGGGCAACCATGTACTGGGCGCGCGCATCCTGCAGCAACCGCTCGCAGGTTTGCACGAAGGTGCGGGCTTGCTCCATGCAGGCGTGCGCATCGACAGGCTTGGCTTTGGCCGAAAACTTGCGATCGAGCTTCCAGCGGCTCAGGTTGATGATGTGGGGCGGCCTGCGCCCCGGCCCGCGCTGCTGCAGCACCGGGTGCTGTGCCGCGTTGGGCAAGGGAATGACCCGCGCAGGCGTGCGCGCAGGGAGTGAAAGAGAGTGAGCCATGAGTGGCCTCCAAGCAGTTCGGTTTGCTACAACCGCCGCACTCACTTCCAAATGAGGGCGGCGGCTCGAACGGGTTGGAAGACCGGGAACCGCTTGCGCGAACCGGCAGGCCCTAAGGCCTCCCATCCGAGCCGCCAAAACTGGAGGCACAGACAACGAAGCCGCAGGTTCTGCGGTAGAGCTGCGGCTTGCGTCACAGCGGTTCAGCGGGCTTCCAAACCCGGCCACCCCCATTGCGGGCGTGACAGGCGTAGTGTATCCCACTGCAGGCACGTCAAAACGGTGCATCGTCAGCGTCCTGTTCTTCAATTGGTTGCGCGGCTGCAGGTGCTGCAGGCGGCACAGGCCCGGCTGGCGATGGCAGCGCATCCAGCCCGCCAGAGTCGTCCTCGGTGGGCGGCCAGTTCTTGGGGCGTACATATCCCCAGGCGCGGGCACCGTTCACCTGCTTCTTCACCCGCTCCCAGCCCTCATGCTTGAGCCAGGCCGTTATCTGCCCCTGCAGTCCCGGCGTGCTCTTGGCAGAGTCCACGCCCAGCGCCAGGGTGATCTGTGCCAGCGTCACAAATTCGGCCAGCGTGTTCACTATGGAGCCAATGCCCGATGCCACCGGCGGCCGCGTCAACACATGCAGCAGGTCACTCTCCACCGCCGTCTCCACCAGGCGGCTTTCTTGCATGGGCACAAACAGCCGGCGCTCTTGCTCTGGCGTGGGCGTGTAGGCCACGCCTTGCTGGTACAGCACAAACGCCTCTGCCAGCAGCTGCTCGCGGTACTTCGCCACAAACTCGGTGTTGATCACATGCCGCACCGGTATGGGCCAGAACCGCCGGTTGCCCGTGCGGTCCCGCAGATAGGTGTTTTCGTTCGTGGTGCCCACCAGAATGCACTGGCGTGCAAAGCTCTCGGTGGTGGTGCCATAGGCCACCCGGTAGCGGTCCACCTTGCTGCTGATGAACGCCTTGATCGCGCCCACCTCGGCCTTGCTGAAGTGCGTCAACTCGGCAATCTCATACAGCCACAGGCCTTGCACCTGTTCCTGCGCCTCTTTGCCACGGCCAACCTCAAACGGTGTGTCGCTGAACCACTGCGAGCCCGCCAGCACTTCCACCAGGGTGGACTTGCGCAGCCCGCCCACGCCTTCAAGCACCGGGCAATAGTCAAACTTGCAGCCAGGCTCCATCACCCGGTACACCATGCCCAGCAGCCAGCAGCGGCCCACGATCTGCAGGTATTCCAGCAGCGCCGGGTTCAGGGTTTCAGGGCTCTCGCCCAATGCATGCACCAGCCACTTGTCAATGCGGCTGGTGCCATCCCACTGCAGGCCCACCAGCATCTCGCGAATGGGGTGAAACCGGCGCGTGTGCGCCACGGTCTGAATCGCCTCCGACAACGATGCCCGCGAAATGCTGGGCAGCCCATAGGTGTCGGTGAGGTACTTGCCCAGCAGCAGGTCCACGGCATTGGTCACATCGCCCACCTTTGCATGCGGCCAGGGCCACACCATGCGCGCCTGAATGTTGTTGCTCAGCTCATTGAAGGCCAGCACCTCCTGCAGCACCGGGTCGCGCTCCAGGATCAAGATCACCATCTTGCGGCTGGCCAGCCAGCGCTTGTTCGCCTCGTCGTAGTACGGCACCAGCCAATCCGGCACCATGTACGCGCCAATGCGGATCAGGCCCATCTCGTCGCCGCTGTCGTCGCCATCGCCGTGGCCAGCGCCACCGCCGGGGGTGTTGCCACCACCGCCAGCCCCACCACCCGCGCTACCACTGCCCCCGGGGCTACCGGGGCCATCGATTTTTTTGCCGCCCGCCAGATCGGCGCCTGCATCCTGCGGCAGTGCATGCGCCTGCGCAAAGAAGGCCTGCATGCGGGCAAAGTCCCAGCCATCCGTCTCGATGGCATCGCGCGCATCCCAGCCATCGGGCACGGCACCGGGCGCAGGAATGGGCAGCAGCTGCACCGTGCAGCCGTGCGCATCCCGCAGCAGCGCGCCTATGCCCAGCATCGCGGCCATGCCTGGTTGCTTGTGCACTGGCAGCAAGGGCTTGGCCTGCTGCAGCACCAGCTGCGCGGCCTTGTCGGGGGTGGCCTTGCGCTCGGCAGCGGTCAATGGCTCGCGCTTGGCATCACAGTCAGGCCAGGCCAGCACCGTGCAGCCCTGCAGCCAGGCCCAATCGGCCTTCTGCCACGCCTTGCTGCCACCGGGCCAGCTGGCCACGCAATACACGCCGGGTGCACCGGCATCCAGCAGCTGTTGCAGGGCCTCTCCCTTGCGCTCGCCTTCCACCAGCACCACGGTGCGGTCGCCCGGCAGCTGGTGGCCAGGCAGATACAGCGGGCGGGGTTCGTCCCACTGCCGCCAGTGCCACTTGGCCGCGCCATCGCGGGCGCTCTGGCACCAGGTATAGGGCAGCGTGTCCTTGCCGCCATCGCTGGTGCGAAACCGCACCACATACCCGTGCAGCGCTTCGCCCACCTGGTAGGTTGCCGTGTGCTCAATCGTGTCTGCCGCCCGGTGAAAATGCTTGAACGTGGGCGCCGGTGCATTCGCAGGCACCGGCAGCACCGTGGCCCAGCCCTCGGGCTCTGCCATGGGCTTGGGGGCAGGCGCAGGCCGTGCAGGCGCGGGCGCTGGTGGCGTGCCACCGGCCGCAGCCATCACCAGCCCGGCCACACTCTCCAGGCCCTCTTCGCGCGCCACCTGAATGGCGGCCTTGGCTTGGCTCAGGCCATGGATGGCGGCATACAGGCTCAGCAAGTCGCCGCCCTGCTCATCGCTGGCAAAGTCTGCCCAGCGGCCATTGGTCAGGTTGACAGAGCAGCTGCTGCCCTTGCCGCCACTGAGCGAGCCGCACACATATTCATGGCCCCGCTGATCGCCATCAGGCAACCACATCGGGACCAGTCGGTCAGCGCTGGCCAGCAAAGCATCAGCCAGCGCCGCAAAGTTGATCGGAGGCAACGGTGGGCGCAGCATCATGCCAACACCCCCGTGCAAATTTCACAGAAACCGGCGTCTCCACCGCCAGCGGCATCGTGCATCAAGGTCATGAGGTACTAGCCGCCCCATGCCCGCAGCACGCTGCCCAGGTCTACAAAGCCCACCTGGTCATCAGACACCAGGGCGGCGGGCGCGTATTCGGCCACGGGCCGGTTGCGGTATGCCACATGCCGCTGGCGCGCAATGCGCAGCTGCCCCGCGCGGCTCATGTTCTTTGCGGTCTGCGTGGCCGCCTTCAGGCCCACGCAAGCCACCGCTGCCATCTCGCGCAACGTGGCGCCCCGCTCAGGCGTTGCCAGCTCGCTGCAGGCGTTCAACAGCGCCACGCGCACTTCACCCGCCGGCCTCATGCTGCAAACCCTTCGCGCGCCTTCCAGCGCTCCATGGTGCGCAGGTGCTTGGCATCCAGGTGGCGCATCAGGCCCTGGCCATCAGCCACCAGCGCGGCCCACTTGGCGTGCACATCGGCCAACTCGTTCTTGCTGATCTGGCCATCGGCATCGGCGCTGGTGGCCGCCGTCACCAGGTCGGCAAACTCGCGCATCAGCTGCGCCAGTGCCAGGCCCGTCACGCCATCGCTACCCTCATGGCCAGACGGCAGCAGCACCAGCATGCCGCCCACCACCTCTGCCACCCGGGTGGGGTATTCCACCCCGTGTGCGCTGCCCAACTCCACACACATGGCGGCAATCTCGGCAGCATCCACCGCGCCCATCTTGTATTGCGGCGCACCGCGCAACTCTTTCTCCAGCGTGCTGGGCGACTTGCCCAGGCGTGCGGCCACGGCATCGGTGCCGCCAGGGTAATGGCGCACAGCGCGCCGCAAAGAATCAAGCAAGTCCATCACATCCACCTTTCAAAACGCTATCGACCGGCGGCCACCGTGCGCAACACACTGCAGCCATGCAAAAAAAGCACCCCGCCACGCCACCATGCAAAGCGCCGCGCACCTTCCCGCGAGCGGCGCACCTTGGTTATGGGGAGGAGGTAGGCCCCGGCAGCACAGCCGTGGGCGTGGGGGGGGGCAAAGGGTGGGCGCCCGCAGGCGTGGCAGCACAATGGAGTTCTCACACAACCACTTGCCACGAGAGGGGCGCCCATGAAAAACGAAGAAGTCACAGCCACGTTGATTGGCCTGCGCGCGCAGATCGACGCTTTAAACGCGCTTGTTCTTGCATTGCTGCAATCTGCTCCCCCAGCCGCAAGGAATCAGGTGCAAGCCCACTTTTCAGACTACTGTCGTTCCACGGAAAATCACGCCTTCGAGCGCGACGATCCGCCGCCGGCGTTCGACATTCAGATGCAAGTGCTGGAAGAGATGCACCAGAGCCTTCAGGCTGTTGTGGCACAGGATGCAACCACTTAGCCAGTTGCTCCAGCGCTGAGGCTGCGGCCCTACGCATGGGCCACCCCCTGCGCTACGGATTCAGTAGCTACTCGCGCTTGATCGGCAAGGGCTGTGGTGCTATTTGGCTCAAACTTCACCAGCTCGGGCCAGATTCCCCGCCAGTCGTCAGGCCGCAGGTCAGGTCGGGCAACCGCGCCATTGGTGGCGCGCTCGATAGCCACACAGTTTGCAGGGCTCGGCATGCGCCCCGCATAACCATGCACCCATTGCCTCAACTGCGTGACGCTCACATTGACGCGAGCGGCCAACTCTGTGGCAGTTAACGAATCCGGCAAAGCGAGGTAGTCATGGAGCTTCATGGGACCGTATTAGATAGCAATTGCTACAGCTTTGCAAGTAGCAATTGCTTTAGCAGCGAATGCTATTTTTCGGCCATGGACTCCATTGACATTGCCGAGCACCGCAAAGCACGCCTGATCGCCCTTGCACAAAAGCACGGCGGCAATGCAGCGCTGGGCCGCAAACTCGAATTTCGAGATGGCGCCTACATCGGGCAGATGATCAGAGGCATGCGGCCGATCACCGAGAAATTCATTGAAGCCGCAGAAAAACTACAAGGATGCACAGGCTGGTTCAGCCCTCCCAATTACGAAGCGAGCAGCAAAATGGCGCTCGCCAGAAGCGTTGGTGAAAACCCAACCCCAGCCTGGGGGGTTGCAAACCAAACGCCAACGGATGCCATCAACGCCAACGATGCAAGAAACAAACCGGTGCCCGTGGTAGGCAAGGGGCAGGGCGGCCTTCCTGAGCGCATCTGGACAGACGGCGACCACCCAGTCGGGTGCACCGATGAATACGGCGATGTCAACACCAGCGACCCCCATGCGTTTCTGGTGCTGGTCAATGGCAACAGCATGTACCCCAAGTTCGAGGCACAAAACTACGTGCTGGTGGAGCCCGGCACAGAGCCAGAGCTGGAAGACTGCGTTCTGGTGCGGCTGCGCACGGGCGAAACCTTGATCAAGCGGCTGCTGTCCCGCCGCAATGGCTACAAACTGGGTAGCTTTTCCACTCCCGAGGTGCTGGAGTACAGCCCTGAAGAAGTGTCATGGGTTTACTACATCGCGCATGAAGTGCCACGCCGCAAAATCAAAAGCAGGCACTAAAGAACCCGCCACAGCATGATCATCCGCCAGTCCGCAAGCGCGCCGCCACCAGTGTGTGAAGACTATGCGCAACGCAACGAAGGGCCAGACCAAGGCCTGATTAATGCATGGCTGGCAGGCCTAGCAATGGGCAGAGACACCCCATCACTGGCAGTGAAAGCACGGGCTGGCGAACTACCAGTACTCCCGTTCCGGGGCGGCATCGATGAGCCCATCAAAGCCAAAAACAAAATAGGCTCGTTGCTGTACCTTGCAATGTGGCAGGGCTTGCGCGGCGAAGACCTGGCGATCGACACCGAATCAGAGCCGACCATGAAATGCACCAGCACAGGCGTGCCGGTGCGCTACACCCTCAATGCCCAAAAGCTCATCGCAGCATCAAAAACGCAGTCGAGACAAAAATGAGCCAAGACATTGCCATAGCCCGCGCAATCGACAACCGCCTGCTCACGCGGTCCATGCAAATGTTGACCGGCATCATCACAGGCGTTGTTGCAGATGGCGCCTTGCACGATAGCGAAGTGCAGCTGCTGCGCACCTGGATCAGCTCTCAGCCCGAAGTTGCTACGGCATGGCCAGGCTCAGCCATCGCACATTGCCTGAATGAGGTCATGTCCGATGGCATCATCACAGCTGATGAGCGGGTCTACCTGCTAGACACATTGCAGCGCCTTGTCGGCACCGACTTTGCAGAGACAGGCTCAGCAAGCGCCGAAGTCGCTGCACTGCCATTTGACGACGACGCCCCCATCACGCTCAGCGAATGCAGGGTATGCCTGACTGGTGAGTTTTTGTACGGCACGCGCAATGCCTGCGAAAAGGTCACAGAAAAAGCAGGCGGCATCCCCGTTGCCAACGTGAGCAAAAAGGTGGCCTACTTGATCGTCGGCACCCACGTATCGCCAGAATGGGTAAACACCTCCTACGGCACCAAGATCATGCGGGCCATGGAACTTAAGGACGAAGGCCACACCATCGCCATCATCCGCGAACAACGCTGGCTTGACGCCCTGCGCGCACAGTAGTCGCAGCACCACAACCACCACCGAACCCGCCACGAGCGGGTTTTTTTTCGACTCCATCAGAAAACAGTAGCTTTTGCTATTGCGCAAATAAATAGCATTTGCTACAGTCCATCACACGCCACCCCGGCGAAATGGAGCGAGCGATGCAAACCACCCCCAGTGCACACGTCTGCACAACCCTCCCGCCCGGCACCCTGCCGATGCGCGACAAGTTTTCGAATGAATTCCCATACGGGCCAATGCACCTAGAAAGCGCCTGCGGATCAGTCTCGCGCCACGCCATGCCCGTGCACACAAAACACTTCTGTGCCCCGATCGGCTGCTGGAGCGTGAGCGAATCCCGCATCGACAGCGCCGGCCAGGAGTGGATCAAGTACGACAGCTGCTACTTGGTCGTCGATGACTTCGGCAACCTGGTGGAGGTGAGCAAATCATGATCGCCTGCACCATCACCGTGGGCGGCATCACCTATGCCGGCCTGTTCCACAGCACCACGGCCGCCGTCATTGATGCCATGACGCGCTACCCCGCCGCCCGCAGCATCAGCGTGAAGGCCCGGCCATGAACGCCCGCCAAATCGACAAGGGCGCCGCCCAGGGCGACACCAACGCCGCATGGCTGGTGGGCTGGTGGCAGGGCAAGGTGGTCGGCTTTGTGCTGGGCCTGGCAGCGGCAGTGTTGCTGGGGTGGCTGCGATGACCGCGCCCCGCACCTGCGACCAGCTGGGCGTGTGCCAGCACCGTGCAACACCCTGCGCGGGCTGCGCAAACAGCCACCCGGCCTACCACCACTTGCATCGCGTGCACAGCACCCGCAATGCCTGCCAGGCAGACCAATGCAGCCAGGGCCGTGCACCTTGCCCAACCCCCAGCAAGTGCAGCATGCCCAGGCCAGCAAGCCGCATCATTTTTGCCCTGCTGTACCTGCGCAACCTGCACGGGTTTGGCTACAGCCACGTCCATGCCCTGGCCGCCACCCGGCTCGACATGGCCTTGCGCAACAAGCGCCGCCGGGGCGCGCTATGACCACCGGCGCCCTGCAGCTGCGCATACGCGGCCCCGTCACGCAGTGCATTTGCCGCACCACCACGGCCGGCGTGCCGCTGCTGGAGGTGCACATCACCGACACCGCCAGCGGCCAGCAGGTGCGCGCCCGGCACGCCTACCCCAACGGCACCCCGGCCACGCACTACGCAGCCGCCGCCATGGCCCGCAGCCTGCGCGGCCAGGTGGCCGAGCTGGACGCCACCAACCCCCGTTTTCACGCCCGCCGCCTCGATTGCGAGGCCATCCACATCAGCCTGCAGTACCCGCAGCAACCCCGAAAAGACCTCGAATGAACCACATCACCACCATCCACATCATCGACCAGCCCTGCGGCGGCGTCATGGTCTACACCACCGCGGGCACCCCGCTGCCCGGCCAGCGCCTCACCCCCGGCCAGGCGCTGGCCACCGACCTGATCACCCAGTGCACCCACCGCGCCAGCGATGTGCGCTATTGGCATGGCGAAGACAAGGCCATCGCCCTGGTGCGCGAGCTGCTCAACCCCGACGAATACGGCTACTCCGTCAGCCCCGAGGTGCACCGCGCCGCCCGCCGCGTGCTGGGACTGCCCCCCGCCACCGACACGTCCAAGGTGCCAGCATGAGCACGTTCGGCGATCACATCCGCAGCAAGCTGTACTCTGGCCTTTGCCCCGGCCAAGGCGCACGCGGCGAGCTGGCTTACATCGAGCACACCGGCACCACACCCAGAGGCAGCGATCACTACTACGCCCGCCTGTACGTGTGGGACGACAAGGTAACCGGACGCGAGGTTGCTTCCTGGTTCAAAGATGCCGGCGCCGACACAGTGGAAATTGACCAGCAGATCCACGACGAGTGGAACAACGTCTACGAAGGCCGCTGCGAGGACGGTGTCCGCTCGTGGGACATCAAGTTCGCCACGCCCGCTACCGAGAAACCCGCACCACCTCCGCCCACGATCTGTGTGGCCGAGTACCAGTGGCAGGGTCAAACCCGTCAGCTGCCAGCCCAGCAGCTGCTCGACGCAATCGCACTGGAGTGCCCGGCCGCACCCATGACGCTGGCAATCACCCTGTCCACCATCCCCAACCCCAACGCATGAGGATCGCCATGGCTCGAACCCGCCCCACCCGTGGCACCGACAGCATCACGCTGGCCAAGCCCAACACCACCAGCGTGCACATCCAGCAACCACGCCCGCCCAAGCTGCGCAAGGGCGGCTTGCACGACATTCGCGCTACCAACATATCGGGCCACGGCAAGGTGCTGATCAGCCCGGTGCCCAGCCCGGTAGAGCTGGCGGCCCGCCTCAAAAGCGAGCGCCTGGAGCTTGCCACCAGCGCCGTGCCCGTGCGCAACAGCACCATGCGCGGCGCGCCCTACACCTGCCCCGAGCTGCGCAACACCCCGCACCGGGCGGGCAGTGGGGATGCGTACCGCATTCCCAGTTTGAGCAGCTTTTCTGGCCGCAAGGAGTAACCACCATGGCAACCGAAGCACACGACACCGTTACCCACCCCCTGCCCACCCCCGGCGCAGGCCCGCAGATGCGCATCGTGGAAGTGGCCCTCATTGAAGAGAGCCTGAGCAACCCCCGCAAACACTTCGACCCGGCCAAGCTGGCCGAGCTGGCCGAGAGCATCAAGGCCAGCGGCGTGCACCAGCCCATCTTGCTGCGGCCGCTGCCCGGCACGCGCCTGGCCGAAACGTTTGGCCATCGCCGCCAGGGCGCCCCCTTGCCTGCTTATGAGTTGGTGGCCGGTGCCCGCCGCCTGCGCGCCTGCAAGCTGGCCAAGGTGGCCGAGGTGCCCGCCATGATCCGCGAGCTGACCGACACCGAAGCGCTGGAGATTCAGGTGGTGGAGAATCTGCAGCGCGAAGACGTGACCGAGCTGGAAGAGGCCGAGGGCTACGAGGTGCTGATGCGCCAGGGCAATCTGACCGCCGACCAGGTTGGCGCCAAGATTGGCAAAAGCCGCAGCTACGTGTATGCGCGCCTCAAGGTGCTGGACTTGTGCCACCAGGCACGCGAGGCCCTGCGCGAAGGCAAGATTGATTTCAGCCGCGGCCTGCTGATTGCGCGCATCCCCGACGAGGCCCTGCAGATCAAGGCGCTGGCCTTTTGCACCGACGCCGACTGGGAGGGCGACCTGCCCGGCTACCGCGAGTGCGCGGCCTATGTGCAGGACGAGTTCATGCTGCGGCTGGACAAGGCCCGCTTCAATATCGCCGATGGCACGCTGGTGCCAAGCGCTGGCAGCTGCAAAGACTGCAGCAAGCGCACTGGCGCCAACCCCGACCTGTTCGCCGATGTGAAGAGTGCAGACGTGTGCACCGACCCCAAGTGCTATCACGGCAAAGAAGCCGCCCACGCTGAACTGGTGGTGGCCCAGGCCCAGGCCAAGGGCATCACCGTCATTGCGGGCAAAGAGGCTCAAGAGCTGATGATTGGCGGCTACCAGCCCAGGCTGAAGGGCTACAAGCGCCTGGACACAGCCGAAGACAGCCCTACCGACCAGCCCTTGCGCAAGATCATCGGCGCGCAGATGGAGGCCGAAGGCATCAAGCCTGTGCAGATTGCCCACCCCCGCAAGCCAGGCGAGATGATCGACGCCCTGCCCAACGAGGTGGTGCTGCGCCTGCTGAAGGCCGTGGAGGGCCAGGCCCAGGCCACCAAGGAAGTGGCCGCAGAGGTGAAAGAGTTTGCCGACAACAAAAAGGCCAAGGCGCTGGAGAAGGCCAAGGCCCAATATGAGCAAGCCTGGCGCGATGGCCTGCTAGACCGCACCTGGAGCCTGATGGGCACCGAAAGCATCGCAACCCTGTACAGCCTGGACGTGCACCGCTACCAGGTGCTGCGCGAAGTGGGCAGCCTCAGCACCGACGATGCCACCGCCATTGCTGATGTGCTGGGCCTGGGCCGCGTGGGCGCGCACAGTGCGCTGGTGGACTTTGCCAAGACCACACCCCGGCCCGACATGCTGCAGCTGCTGGTCATCATGCAGCGCGACGCAAGCGCCAACCACTATGCCCACAACCGCCCCAAAAACGAGGGCTTGATGCTGGTGTCGGGCATCGTGTTCAAAGACGATCTGGACACCGTGGTTGAAGAGCTGCAGGCCCAGGCGCGAGAGCAATATTTGCCAAAGCCCGTTAAAGCTGCGGCCCTGAAAAGTGCTTCTACCCCTACCCCCGCTGCGCAAGCGTTACCTACGCGCGAGGAAGGCAAGGCCAAAAGGGGCAAAGGCAAAGCCACGCCCGCTGCGCACGCCCGCGCTACCGCGCCCAAAACCACGAAGGCCGAAGCCAGCGCCCAAATCGCTGCGCAGCTGGCGGCGCTAGAGGCACAGAACCAGGCGCCTGCGGCGCAAGGCAACGAAGGCGCCCCCGCTCCTTCGGGCGGGGACGCGGCTGACGCTGCGCCCAGCAACGCCGCCGGCGCGGTAGACCCGTCGATCGCGTGGCCCAAGCTCAAGACCGCGCGCACATCCACGGCGACCGACTGCGCCGCCGCTACCCATGGTGAGGGCGGTGCAGACGTGGAGACCGGTGCCACAGTGTCAGCAGGCACGCTGGCCATCGGGGTGCGAGTCAAGATCAACGCCACGGCGCGCGGCACCAAGCAGGCGCTGCACGTAGGCAAGGAAGGCACCATCGAGCGCAAGGTGGGGCCCGAAGCCTGGGACGTGGCCATCCCCCGCGAAAAGCGCGGCGTGCCGGTGTTTGTGGCATTTCATTCGCGTGAGCTGGAGGTGGTGGGATGAAAGAGCGCCCTATCCTTTTCAGCGCGCCCATGGTGCGCGCGCTGCTGGACGGCAGCAAGACGCAAACGCGCCGCGTCTGCAAACCAGCCACCACGCTGTCGGCAGTCGTGGAAGTGCCCGACCCCATGGAGCGCGGGCAGGTCTACAACGGCTCGCACTTCGGCGACGAGGACGGTGCAGTCCAGTTCGCCTGCCCGTATGGCGGCATAGGCGACCGACTGTGGGTGCGCGAGAACTTCTGCCCCATCTACCCGCAAGACCCGCACTACAACAACGGCAGGCCCATAGAGTACGACTACCAAGCCACTTACCAGCACGGCTACCGGCTGGGCGACCTGATCGGCAAAAAGAAGAAGTGGAAGCCCAGCATCCATATGCCCCGCCATGCCAGCCGAATCACCCTGCAAATCACCAGCGTGCGCGTGGAGCGCCTGCAGGACATAAGCGAGGCCGATGCAATTGCGGAGGGTGTGCGAAATAGTCTGCATCTCCCTGGCGGCCGATTTGCCCGGGAGAACTTCGAGCATCTTTGGTGGACAATCAACGGCGATGGCAGCTGGGAATCAAACCCATGGGTGTGGGTGATTGAATTCAAGCGGGTGGAAGGTGGTGCCCCATGACCCACGGCCGCAAACCCCGCAAACCCCGCGCCGCTGATCCGTTTGCTTTCGGCACCGCGCTCCACAAGGCCGCGCGGCTCACGCCCACTGAAGTAGCCACCACCATCGCCCCGGCCCGCGCGTGCGCCACGTTGCTCAGCCAGGGCGTGGCCACCGAAGACCAGCACACGGTGCTGCACACCGCCTTCCATGTGGCCCTGGCCATTGAAGACAGCGGCATCGTGCGCGGCCTGCATGAGCACATCGCCACCGCCCTGCAGGCCATGGCCACCATCCGCGCCCGCGCACTCGCCTCGGGCGCCTGGCGCCCCACGGCGCTGCACTACTACGAGCTGGACGCCATCCGCACCGCTCTGGATCTGCACGAATACCAGCTGCGCCAGGTCAGTGCCGGCGAACTGCACGCCATCGCCCGCAAGCTGATCGCACGCACGCAAAGCAGCGGCGGCCAGCTGGTGCGCACAACACACGAAGCAATGGGCCTGCAAACGTGTGGGAGCGCGCAATGAGCGATGCCGCACTACTCGAACGCATCGACAAGATGGCCAGCGCAATGCAGCTCATGGCCACCATGCTGGGCACGCGACTGGACCGGGGCCAGCTGGCCGAGCGCATGGGCGTGCACCGCAACACACTGGCCAAGCGCCTGACCACCGACCGCGATTTTCCCCGTCCCGGCCGCGATGGCAAATGGCTGCTCAGCGAGGTGATCGAATGGGAGCAGCGCCAGTCGTAATGCGTTGGGCAATGTCTACGGCCTTGGGGTTGTAGTACACCAGCGCGCGGGTGGTGCTGGTCCAGCCGAACATCTTGCACAAGTCCAGCACATGCAGGCGCTGGGCCAGCCGCGTGGCAGCGGTGTGGCGGCTGTCATGGAAGGTAAAACCATCCAGGCCCGCCCGCTGCCGGTACTTGCGAAACATCGCATCCAGGCTCTGCGTTTTGAGCCCGAAGACCAGCTCTTTGTCAAAGCCGCGCATCAGCTCAATGGTGCGCATCGTGGAGGGCACGGCAGGCACATCACGCTTGCCGGTCTTGCCGTCCACCTTGAAGTAACCCGCCCCCACATCCTCCCAGCGGATGCCGCAGATCTCCCCGGCCCGGCAACCCGTCTGCAGGGCCAGCAGGAACGCATTGGCCACCGCATGGCCCACCGACCGCACCGGCCCTCTACTCCACCCCAGCGCGCGCAGCATGCGCCGCACCTCAGGGCCGGAGATGATTCGCTCGCGATGATCTGGCTCTGAAGGCTTGCGCACATCGCGCATGGGGTTCGAGCCGAGCCACTGCCAATCGCGCCGGGCCACCTCCAGCACATGGGACAGCAGCACCATATCGCGTAGCACCGAGCTGCGCGCGTTCACCTTCAGCCGGGCGTCACGCCAGGCCACGATGTCGGCGGGCGTCAGCTCAGCCAGCAGGCGTTTGGCTGGGAATTGCGGCTGGCGCGGGAAGGCCTGCAGACGTATCAACTCCTTTTGCCAGCCCTTCTTTTCGCTCGACACCTCTTCGCCGTAGCGCGTCAACGCCTGGCCCAGCGTCTTCACCTCACCCGCACGGCCGGTGGCAGTGGCCAGCAGCTCAGCCGAGCGCCTGGCCGCCCACTCAGTCGCCTCGCGCTTGGTGGGCAGCGTGTTGCTGTCACGCTGGCCTTTCACCTCGATCTGAATGCGCCAGGTGCCTTTGGCCGTTTTGATGGGCGTCGCCATTTGGGGGGATTGGTGGGGGAATTTTGGGGGCGCAGCTTGCGCAAAATTGTGCAGCGGGCGCACTGTACCACCAAACAGAGAAGCGCCAGAGCATTGATTTGTCTAGCTTTGTGCAATTGCTGCACAAATGAAAACAGTCGAATGGTGCCCCGAGCCGGGGTCGAACCGGCACGCCCCTTTGCAGGAAGCGGCGGATTTTAAGTCCGCAGTGTCTACCAATTTCACCATC